GCGTCCGCTCTGGCGGTGTCCATCGCGGTGTGCGCTGCATCGACGTGTTGACGGGTTGTCATCTGCGCGGATAAGCCGATACCGATTGCCGTGGGCTGGGTGGCGGTGTCCATCGCGGTGTGCGGCGCGTCAATGTGCTGATGGGTAGTCATCTGGGCGGACAAGCCCATACCAACACCGTTGCTTTCCGTTTCAACTGCCAATCGGAAGGTATAGTGGATACTGGCGCGTTTGCTGCGATTGAGTTGCTCCAAAATATCGCGCACTGCCTCCGCCCCGATGATCATGTCAGCAGCAGGGTTGAGGATAGTATTAATCCACAAGGTAACGTCCATCGTGCCGGGTTCGCCCGGCGGTTGCATTTCGTGCCAGTAGACGATTTCAGGGCGGACACCCAATGCAGCCAGCGCGTCCATTACGCCGCCGTGAGTCCCTTTGTGGCGGTGCATTTCCAGCGCGTTTGCGCATACAGCGCGTTTTATGGCTTCGGGCCAGCGGTCATTCCAAAGGTCGACTGACAAGGCGTAAGCCAACCACGGCAGAAATTCCAACGGGCATTTCATCGGGTCGTGCAAATCGCGGATGATGTCGGCATTTACGCGACAGTATTTTTGCGCAGCGTGGCTTTCCAGCTCGCGCTCAAACGGCGTGGCGTTAGGAATCAGGCTGTGGTCACAGTGGCTCATGCGTACACCTCCGTGACGTTGACCGTTTCGCAATACGCGGCTTGGTGGGCAGCGAGTGTCAACGGCAACACAGGCGATTGAATCAGTGCGCGGTAAACTGTGGGTTGGCGCAATGCCGCCAGTAGCCCGTCTTCGTCAACGATATGCCCGATGCGCTCGGACTGTTCGCGGTATTTTTTAAGCGCGGCGGTAATCGCTGTCATGACTGGCGTGGATGAAGCGCCACGATACAGTTGCACGGTTGCGTTGAGTGCGTAGCGCACGATTTCCGCACTGCGAACCGTTACCAGATCGCCTTGCGGGAATGCGTAATACCCTGTCACGGCGTGACGTACTGTTTCCAGCAATTCGGGTGATGCAGTGCCATCCCCGTCGTGGGATAGCACGGTGAGGGTCATGTGATAGGGCGCAGGGCTGACGGCGGTGATGTCTTTCACCAGACCTGACGCTGACAAAGCGTGGAAAATGTACCAGCCGGTGCTGCCACCTTTTGCCAACCCTTCAATCGACAGCATCATGCGGTTGCGGTATGCAGCGTCGCTTTCCATCACTGCGGGGGTTGTCGCAGTCGCGGGTATGACGGTCAAGCGTAGCAGGCGGTAGTAGCGAAGCCCGATATGGTCGAGGTCAGCACCCGTGGCATAGGCTGGCATGGTTGCCAATGCTGCTTCGTTGATGCGCTGGCGCAGCAGTAATTCGCGGTACACGTCTGCTTGGATGTGGCGGGTGCTGGGGTCGGATTCTAGGTCAAGGTAATACAGCCCCGCGTCAGCGTTGACGGGGACTTTCCAATACGTTTCGGTGTCGGTTTGCACCAGTTCGGCAGCACGGTATACGGGTTGCCCATTCTCAAAAATTAGGGGTTGTAGAGCCTGAAACTCGGTTTTTCGCTCTGCAAACAGGGTTTCGTAGTCCAGCGGCTCTACAACTGACGGTTTTGGCAGTTGAGATAGATCAGCATCGTGATAGGGGAGTACGCGGTCAATGCTCATGCCGCCACCCCTACGCTGATTTCCGCGCCGTTGTAGTCACCGCTCAGGGTGCAGAACAGCTTGCCATTGCTTTGCTCTTCGGTCGTGCCGGTGAGTTTGACTTGCTTCAATTTGAAACGCGGTTCCCACTTTTCCAAGGCTTCGGCAATGTCGGCAATGATGCCAACGCGGGTGAGGTCATTCTGGGGCTGGTCAATCCGCTCAAACAGGTTACTGCCGTATGTCCGGCGCATGACTCGCGAGCCAATGCGGGTGTGGAGGATGTCGGCAATCGACTGTTTTAGATGATCGACTCCAGTTAAGAGTCGCCCAGTGGTGGCATTCATCCCGATTCGTTGCTTGCGTCCGGCAATCGCGGCGATGCGGGTAACAGTGGCTACGCTGGGGGTTGAATTCCGGGGTGTTTGGGTTGAAGTGCTGGACGCACTGGCAAGCAGCGCATCCAGCTTGGATTGGATGGATGAGAGTGCAGCCGTATCCGTAGCACTGTTGCCAGTGCCGACAAGGGCAACCACATTGGCTGCCATTGCTTGGAAGGCGGCTACATCACTCATTCATCCGCTCCTTACGCGCTCACTGTGCCGTTAGCATTCGGCAAACCAGCAGGGCGAGTACGACCAGCCCACAGGCGATTGATGAAGCCAGTCGCAGCCGTTTCGCTGCTTGCTTTCAATTCGTCGCGGGTGATGTATTCGCCAGAAACAGTTGCCAAGTTGTCGATACGACCACGCTCAACGACAATAGCAGCAGCATTGGCTTGTTCGGCGGCTAAAGCACGACCGGATTCGGCAGTAATTGCCGCTTCGAGGTTAGTAGCCGTCGTTTGCAACCCCGCAATCGCCGCGTCATGCTCATTGTCTTTAGACAAGCGAGCAGCAGCAGAGGCGGCTGTTTGGGTTTCCAACGTGGTAACACGACCGTCGAGCAGGGTACGCGCAGCAGCAGCCTCAGATGCAACCGTGTTGATGCGGTTGGTCAGGGTGGTGTTTTGCGCAGCCAATGACAATTGCAGGGCAGCAATCGCGGCATCCTGTTCAGTGTTTTTGGTTTCGACTGCGAGTAGACGCGCTACGAGATTCTGAAACGCTTGGAAGCCTTCGGTGTTGTTGTCACCATCAAGCAATTCGTTCAGTGCCGCGATTTTGCTTTCAATGTCGCCAATATCGGCATTGGTAACGGTCAGGCGACCGTCAACGATACTTTCGATCAACGCAACAATGTTGGCGGCCTCAGCCTGTTGTTGTTGCAACAGTTGCGCTTGGAGTTCAGCAGTAGTTAATGCCATTACTCAGTTCCTTTCTTCAGGTTTTGGATGTCGATGAGTAAGCCGTTATAACGGGCGTACTCACTGTTTAAATAGGCTGTCCGCCATTCTTGCCCTGTCCTGTCGCTCTCGAATGTGACGGTGTGTGCCGTCGCACTGATGATTTCTACGCCGTGCAGCTTAATGTAGGCTGCAAGACCGATGTTTTTGACGTTTACCCTCACTGCGGTTTTCCTGTGTTGTCCATGCCTGCACGGACTTTATTGTGGGTGTGCGTTTTCAAGCTGATCCCCTCTGCAATTACGTCGCCGTTGACAATGACATTACCCACTGCGGTGATGGTGATTGCGCCCGTCGCCACGTTGTGTTGAATACTGTTACCGTTTTCAAACTGGATCAGGTCAATGTTTTCGTCGGTGCTGGGTGCGTCGTTGGCGTTGTGGTACAGCTCTCCGACGATGACACCTTGCGAAGGGTCGCCAGCGCGGCATAGCACGATAAATTGTTGCCCGACTTTGACAGGTCGCCAGCGTTTGTAATTGCGCCCGGTGTCAGCGGGGTACGGTAGCCAGCCTGTGGTTAATGCACCTTCTGTGATCCGCAGTTTTTTCGCCGCGTGGTCGACTTCGGAAACTGTGCCGAAGATGATCAGGGCGGCGAATTTGCGTTGGAGTTCGGCGAGGTCGTAGCTCATAGGTGGTGCATCGTCAGTTAGCGTTCCGGTGTTGGCGTATCCCGGTTAGCGTATGCAGCACGATTGCAAACGGAAAGCGGGCGCGTCCTTAATGCGCGTTGTTTAGGGATGCGCCTTGTTCACCGTTATCAATAAATTCACGTAGTCCATCTTGCCAACCTCAGCTAGAGTTGCGGGTAGAATATTGCTAATATCTTTCATGGTTATATCCCAAGGCTCACCGAGGTGTTTGCAGCACCGATGACGTGAGCCTTTCTTTTTTGTGGAACATACCGTCATCACGACGGGTCAGCCGTTAGTTTGCAGGGTGCGGGGTTGCGGTGCTGGTGGGCGCATCCTTAATGCGCTGCATTCAGGATGTGACAGGCACAAAAAAGCCCACGCGGTGGTGGGCTTCGTTTGAATTCTGTTACAGATTTCAAGTTGGGGGTTTTTACCCTCGGTTGGCTTTCATTTGGCGGAAGGTGTGGGCATAGATCATGCTCGTTCCCTTTAGTGCAGTAAGCTGGTGATTTCAGCCCAGTCGTAGGTCTTGGGCAGCAAGGCATTGAAGCGTTTTTGCCATTCCTTTTTGAGTTCGCGCACGTCGGGCGTGTTGCCGCGCAGGGCTTTGAACCATTGGGAATCCAGTTCGATGCGTAACGGCAGGTAGATGTCGAAGGTTTGCTTTGCCATTTGGGTCAGCAGGTCGAGTGCCTTCTGGTAGTCGTTGGGGTGAATGTTGCCGATGCTGTCGGTGTTGAGGTGGTATTTGAGCGCGTTGGAAATGTCGTAGGACGCGCTGCCTGTCATGTGGGCGTGGGTTGCGATACCGCTGATGCGGGTTTCGATTTCGCGCCGCTGTGCTGCACTGATCTTTTGCGGGATTGGCTGGGGCTTGCCCTGCCCCATCAATGCGGCTTCCATTGCGTCGAAGGCTTCGATGTAGTCCATTTGGGTGTCGCTGGCGCGTTGCCCGGTGTAGCCGTTGATCAGCTTCACGAAGCCGCTGCGGTTGAGCATGTACATCGGCTTTCTGACCTTGTAGCCGAGGTTGTTGGTGATGGCGTAGGTGTCGGCTTGGAACATGCTGGCTTCTTTGCCTGCGTGCCGACCTGCTTGGATTTTCTCAATTTGCTCTTCGATGTCACGAATGACATTCTTGTGTTCCCTGTCGAAGTCGATTGCCACTTGCAGGCTGGTGCAGAACACTTGCCCGTCTTTCACCAGCAGTTCGGGGGTGATTACTGGGCGTTGGTCGTCGGTGATTACGGTTTCTGTAACAGTTGTGATAATCTTTCTAGTAGCCATGATGGTTCTCTCGATGAATGTTAAATGGTTAGGGGTTGATGGGTGTGAGATACCCGTCTTCCCCGTTTACGCTGCCTTAGCTTCCTGCCTCTTCTCTGCTTCCTTCGCTTCTTTCAAAATGCGGATAAGTTCCGCGTTCATGCTTCTGTCGTTACTCTCTGCCCTTTTCGTGAGCCATTCGTGTAAATCCAGTGGCATTCTCGTTTGCGTTCTCTTCATGTTGCCTCCTTCTAAGTGACACTTTTAATATGTCGTTTCAGTGTCATAATCTTAACGTGACACTTTTATGGTGTCAATAGAAAAGTGACACTAAACTGATGTAATATGCCGACATGGAATACACACGCATAACACTTAGAATCCCGACTGATCTTCATGAGGAGCTTATTGAGGCTTCCAACGCTAAGAGCTGCTCAATGAATGCTGAAATTATTTCTCGCCTGCGCGTTTCCGGTGCGCTCAAATCTGAGCTTTCCGAGAATATCAGTGGGTTAGGTGAAAAAACGGAGTATGTGACCCGCGAAGAGGTGCGGGAGCTGATGCGTGAAGTTTTGATTGAAAACGGTGTTATTCCTAAGTAGTTGATTTTATTGCCCGTCGGTTTAACCTACAGGCAATAAAATCAAGGGGTTAGGGTTTTTGGTGCGGAAAGCTGGCGGGTTTGC